GGGAGGTGTGCTCGCGGTGGAACAGTCAATAGACGAGGCCAGATATGTGGGCGTGCGCGCCGTACGAGTAGAAAACAAAACTGTGATTACTACAGCATTTGACGTAGACAACATGGCCGAAATGTGGGCATGTGTTGAACGCGAAGTAGAACGCGCGCCCCAGCTGCGCATTGCCATAACGCCAGTACTAGAAACACACTGCCCGCCCAAGCATGAACGCCGGCGCACTATCGTTGGCTACCGCGAGCTATTAAAATGGACGCTGGCCGTTCGGTCACTCATTATAGAAAACCGCATAGGGCAGACCGGCGAAAAACTACTTGCCGAGCATGTCGAGCGCGCCGTAATGATTAAACACCAAGGCAGTGTTGCGCTCAGCAGTACCCGTAGCCCGGGCCCTATTGAGTTAGCGCGCTGCATGGTATGGGCCGCAGCTCTTGAGTCGCGCCCAAGTTCAGCAGGCAAGCCTTTACTTGTAATCTCTGGGTAGTACACTCGCTGGTGGACAGCCTCGCATTTCGTCGGGATTTGCGAGGTTATCCACAACTCGCGCACAAAAGAATGGCACAATATCCACATGGCACTATTTGGCAAGGTCACTAAAGCAGCAATTAGCGCGCCAGTAGGTAAAGCTGCGGCGGCTGGCACCGGATACAACAACCTTTATAGCCCGTCTAGCAGTAATGGCGGCGCGGCCATGGTTGGCGTTTATTACAACTATACCGAAGGCGAAGCCCGCAACGCAGCTATGAGCGTCCCGACTATTAGCCGTGCTCGAGACCTTATCGCCTCTGTTATCGGTTGTATGCCATTGCGCATGTATACCGAAATGTGGAACGGCAGCGAAATGGAAAAAGTGCCGTTAGCGCCACGCACTTGGCTGCGCAAAATTGACCCAGCAGTACCAAATAACTTTTTGCTTAGTTGGCTTTTTGATGACCTTTTTTTCTACGGTCGCGGGTTTCTTTATGTAACTTCTAGGACGGCTGACGGCTACCCTGCCTCTTTTACTCGCTTACCTGCAAGCATGGTGCAAACTTTAGACCAAGCTGGGCCTGTCTATTTTGCACCGTCTAAGCAAATAATTTTTAGCGGCGGCGAACTAAACCCAGATGACGTAATCCAATTCTTGTCACCAATTCAAGGCATTACTTCTATGTCGCAACAAAGTGTGGCTACAGCACTGAAACTTGAGGCCGCGCGCTACCGCAACGCATCAAGCGCTATTCCTGCCGGCGTTCTAAAGCAAACTGGTGGCGAACCTTTATCGGCTTCAGAGTTGGCAGACCTTGCAGCTGCGTTTAATGCTGCGCGCGCAACTAACCAAACTGCTGCGCTAAACGAGTATTTGTCATACACAGAGACCGCTACAACCCCAGACAAAATGCTACTTATTGACTCTGCCGAGTTTCAGTCCATGGAGATGGCCAGATTGTGTAACGTCCCCCCATACCTTGTGGGCGTTTCAGTTGGCTCATATTCTTACCAGTCAAGTACTGAAAGTCGCGCAGATTTGTGGACATTTGGGGCACGCGCATACGCAGACTGTTTGGCGGCCACCCTGTCACAAAACAACGTATTGCCAAACGGAACTTATGTAGAATTTGACGTAGAAGGCTATTTAATGGGTGATTACAGCGAAAACAACAACATGGCACAGCCAAACACACAGGAAGTAAATTCATGATGAGATTAAACGCGCAAGCCGTAAACATTGACGCCGCAGCTGGGGAAACTGGTCGCCGAGAAATAAGCGGTATTGCGGTAGTTTATGACGTACCGGCTGTAGTCGCTGACGGCACTTCAGTAATTTTCAAGGCTGGCAGCCTGCCAGTAGACGGTAAAAACCCGCGCCTTTACATGAATCACGACTCGACTAACGCCATTGGCATTGTGACTGACCGTGTTGACACACCAGAGGGCATGTTATTTACAGCCAAAATAAGCAAAACGCAGGCTGGCGACGAGGCCCTAATTTTGGCTATGGACGGCGTGCTTGACTCAGTAAGCGTTGGCGTTAACCCAACCAAGTTTACCACAGCTAAAGACGGCACAATAACCGTCACGGCTGCAGACTGGTTAGAGCTTTCAATGGTGCCGGTACCCGCATTTGCTGGCGCAGTCATTACAGACATTGCTGCAAGTATCCACCAAGAACCCGAAAATAATGTTATAGACTTATCCACAGAGGAACCTTTAGTAGAGGAAGTAACCGAAATGTCAGAACCAGTAGCACCAGCAGTCGAGGCAACAATTCCGACCGCGCCACTTTTTGCACAAGCAAAACGCCAATTTGTTATGCCAACTGCAGCCGAATATATGGCAGCAATGCACGCTGGCGGCGATACATTCCAAAACGTTAACGCTGCATACAAAGAGGCTGTGCGCTCACAGCAAACAGCATTGCAAGCAGCTGCAGGCGACGTACTTACCACTGACACGCCGGGCCTTTTGCCAGTGCCAGTGCTTGGGCCAGTGTTCCAAGACCTCAACTTTGTGCGACCAGTTGTTAGCGCTTTTGGTGCTCGCTCAATGCCAAACACACCAAGCAAAACCTTTGTCAGGCCAACGATTACTACGCACACCAGCGCAGCAACACAAACTGAAGGCTCAGCAGTAAGCGCGACCACAATGGTTATTGCTTCCAACACAGTTACCAAAACAACTGTTGCTGGCCAAGTTACTTTGTCAATGCAAGACATGGACTTCACAGACCCGGCTTCAATGAACATTATTCTTAATGACCTTGCAGGTGAATACCTAATCAAGACTGATGACATTGCCGCAGACAACTTGGTGGCAGGTAAAACTGCATCAGGTTCAACATGGACTGTTACTGCTGGTGACCCAACGTCACTTATTAACGCACTGTATGACGCAGCACGCGAAATTGCAGAGGACAGTAACTATTTCCCAACACACTTGTGCGTATCGCCAGACGTATGGGAAAAGTTAGGTGCACAATTAGACAGCAACAAGCGACCAATTTTGGGTTATGTCACCGATGGCATTATGGGCCAAAACTCAATCGGCAAGGTCGGCGGCATGGGCTACAACAACATGAACGTAATGGGCTTGCAACTTGTTGTAGATAACAACTTTGCAGCTAGCACAATGCTCGTTGTTTACGCACCAGCCTTTGAGATTTACGAAGCACAGCAAGGCGTTTTGTCTTTGGTCAATCCATCAACATTGACCCGCACGTTCTCTTACTACGGATACTTTGCAACATTTGTTGCTAAGTCATTTATGGTCCAAGGCATTGTAGTCGCCTAACAAGAAAGGCGGCTACGGCCATGGCTGCATTTACTACAGCTACAAAACAACTGTTAAGCAACTACGCGTGCATTAGCACGCTAGAACCAACAGAAATTGCGGTAGGCCAGAACGTTACTGTCTCTGGTTTAGCAGCGCCGTTTGCTGGCACGTTCAAAGTTTTGGACTTGCCGCAATACAAGTTCACCGGAATAGACAACACCACTGGCGAGTTTCTGTTTGACGAAAACGACCCGGTACCTAACCAGTTGCTTTACGCCTGCACCGGCAGCAATGTCGAGTTTGTGGTCACGTTTGCTGGCACGGTCACGTATACCCAAACTTGCACTTGGGTAACGGCCGCCAACATTGAGGACTGGTTAGGTATTGGCACAGCTACGGCAGCCGATACAACATTCTTAACCCAGTGCGCTTCAGCTGCAAACGCGTTTTGCTATCGCCGCAGGCAAGAAGCCGGGTACCACGACGCTTTAGCAACCAGCCCTAGTGGTGACGTATCCCTCGGCACGATTCAATACGGCGGCATGCTCTACCGCCAGCGCGGCTCTATTGACTCGTTCGCCAGTTTTGGCGACGGCGGCGCAGTATCGGTTACAGGCCTTTCAGGCGTCATAAAACAACTGCTTGGCATAGACAGACCACAAGTAGCCTGACGCATGCCTGTCGCCTTTACAGACCTGTTTAACGAGGCCCTAGACGACCTCACAGCAACCCTCACCGCTGTATCTGGTCTACAAGTAGTAAACGACCCGCGCAACCTTGTACCGCCATGCGCCTTTATAGACGCGCCAACGTTCGAGGCGTTTAACTACAACATAGTAAAAATGATTTTCCCGGTACGCGTCATCACGCTAGGGCCCAACAACCTCGACGCGCAACGGTCACTACTAAACCTCGCCAGCAAGGTCTTGGCGGCTAACGTTGGGCTTACGGACGGCCGGCCAACTATCGCCATGATAGGCGGCGCAGACTATCCGGCATACGATTTAACCATTACAATGCAAGCACAGACAGCGTAGGAGACCAAACATGTTTAAGATTTCAAGCGAACGTTTAGGCAAAATTGGCGATTTCTTTGACGCCGCAGCTGCAGAAAAAGACGGCGTAAACGTGCTGGCGCTTATCGCTGGCGGTTTCCTTGCTGAAACGTCCACCAAAACC